TAACAACCTTGCTTCTTGTGGTAATTCAATTTCTTTCCAATGTGATATACAAGCACCTTCTAATCTACCTACTTGTCCAAGTCCATATACTTGCCACCAATTTGCCCAATATTCATTATCAACTGCTTTTGTTTTAGCTAACTCAATTTCTTTTATAATTGATTTAGGTAACGCTTCGTTGTCTAAATAAGTTAAAACAATTAATTCTGCATCTTCATCTTTTAAGACTTCCCTATGTACCCAAAATTCATTTGTTGGATTGTAGTCTAACCATATATCACCGCTTGTACGAATTGCCAATTGATTATAAGCTTCAAATGGTACATTGTTACATTCGTTTATGTAAAGTATATTTCTTCTCGCACCTCTTAACTTATCAGGTTGGTCTACACTAAAGAACTCAATATAACTTCCGTTTGCAAATGTATATTTTAATGTTGATTTGTTAAACTGTGTATCTCTATACCTGTTTGTCATCATCATTATTTTTAAAAAGTCTTTTAATGCACCTCTGCGTAAATGTGGTATTGATTCTGATACTACACTAATTTCTAATAATGGTTCACGTATTGCTTTATCAATAAGAATAGGTAGAACACCAAAAGTTTTACCTGCTGATGTTCCACCTTGTATAATGCGTTTACGTTTCTTTAAACGCAACATCTTTTTAATTGCAGTAGTAACTACAAATTCACTCATAAAAGTGTCTTAAATCGTTTATAAATCACTTATATTAAATAATGGTTGTTCACTATTTAAAGTAATATCTTTTGTTTCCCTTGGTTTACCTGCGTAGTAATTGTAAAACAACTGAACAAATTTAAAGTCGCCATTATCTAAACCTTTCTTTAATGCTTCAAATGCTTTTGGTTCTAATGGTTTTAATTTTTCAATCAAAGCTACTTCTTCTGATTTAGATGGTCTACCTGCACCTTCTCTAACTCCGCCTCTTTTATTTTCCATTTGATATAATTTGTTTATTCAATTTAAAAATAATCTAAATAGCGTTTTGTTAATCTTCAAATTCCCAATAGTAATCACATTGCTCATCTTCAATAGGTGCTTCAGTAAAATACGATTGCCTTGTACTTGGTTCAGCTTTATATCTATAGCAGGTTGATGCTAATTCACAACCTTGTCCTTTACACATTGTTATACCTCATTTGGAAATGGTGGTAATTTACGCCAATATGTGTACGGTAAATGTGCTTCCTTACTTTTAACTGCACCAGTAGTCATCCAACATTGTTTATCTTCATACCACCAAACAGTATCCATAGTCCATCCACAGTCATAAGTATCACAAGCAGCTAACACTACTTCGTGTGGTGGTTTTTCATCCTCAAACTTTACCCATTTAGAAGATAAACGAGGTATAACAACAGGTATATTCAATGCCGAGTTCATCGGTTCATCAACCTTTCTGCTTTTAAATAACTTTTGTATAAAATTCATATTTTTCGTTTTTAAATTCGGCACTAAATATACCTGCAACCGTTATATCAGGCATATTGATTTTCTTTTTTAAATATTTCTAATAATTCTTTTGTTGTATGTCTTAAATACAAATCGTAATCGTTTGTATCTATTTCACTACATTTTAAACTATCTAACCATTCAGCAAAACTTTCTTCTTGTTCTATTTCTTTATAGACTTCTGCAAGTTCAAGTATATGGTTTTGAATTGTTTGTTTATGAAATCCTGCTTGTAATAGTAATCCTTCGAATATATCAAAGTATTCAGATACTTCAATATCATTGTATTCTGTTTCTACTGTGTATGTTATGTTATACGATTTAAGTTCTATTTTCATATTTTTGTTTTAGTATTTTAAAGTATAGTTTGTTTACTGATTCTTTATTACAACCTCTTTTATAATAGAAGTTAATTACTCTTTGTATTCTTTGCAGTGGTGATTGTTTATTAGTCATATTTTTTATAATATCTTGCTTTTTCGTTAATGGTTAAAAATGCTTCAAACTTGTCTTGTATATCTTCGTTATCTAATAGAGTTATTAAACGATTTATTTGTTCATTTGGTTGTAGTTGTTCTATTCTTAATTTTAGTTCTTTTATTTCTAAATCTTTTGCTTCTAATTTAGTTTGTAATGATTCAACTACTACATCAGGTTTTTTACCTTTAATGGTATCTTCTATTTGTTGTATTCTTTTATTGTATTGTTTTAAACTTGGATATATTTTTAAATGGTGTATAATTGTAGAATGGTCTAAATTTAATTCTCTTCCTATTTGACTTAAAGACAATCCTTCTTCTCTTAATAAGTAAGAAGCTAATGCTTTCATTTCTACTTGTTCTCTTTTTCTGCTTTTAATCAATACATCAATTCCTGATTCTTGTTTAATTCTTTCTATTATCATAATTGTTCAAATGTTAATTCTATATTGTTTTCAAAATATTCTTCTACTACTGAAGTTAAAGTAAGAAACGAACTTACTTCTATTGCTAAATGAATACCAGCACAAGCTTCAAATTCTTCACGTTCTTCATAATCTTTTAAAACGTACCGCATTGTTTCTAAACTTTCGCCTTGTGCAATATCGTATAAAGTCATTGCAAATGCTTCATCTTTTGTTAGTTCTTCCATTATAGCACACCTCTTAAAACATATTGGTCTAAATCAACTCCTTCTGTTTGAAAAAAGTATTTAAAGTTGCTAACACCTTGCTCAAACTTTGCTTTACCTTTTGCGTAAAACTCATCACTACATTCAAAAATCGCTATATCTAAACTACCTTTATCAATTACAACAAATACAAAGTTTTCTACTCCAAACATTTCTCTATACAACCAAGCTTGTAAATCATAACTGTATTTATCAGCACTATATCTAAAGTCTTTTATTCCTGTTGTAGTTTTTAAATCAATAATGGTATTACCTTTTAATATGTCTGCTTTTGCTCTAATAGGTATTCCATCAATCATTGCTATTTGTGGAACTTCATATTCTGCTTTTATAAGATATTCTTTTACTGCTTCGTTTCTTAATAAAGCATCAGACAAACGTTCTGCAGCTTTTAATTCAGTTTTAGTATAAACTTCTTTTCCTGATTCTTTTGCTAACTTATATTCTTTACTTGCTTTTGTAGCAGCTTCAACAAATATAATATCATCTAATTTGCTTGGTTCTAAAATCATTGTGTGAAATAGTTTGCCATCTCTTAATGCTTGTGTTTCATCACTACCATACTTTGTTGTAAAGTAATACGTTTTAGGAGAAGATAATAATGTTTTGATGCTTGAACTACTTAATGCGTTTTTACCCAAGTAACCATAATAGAAACTATCATCGTACATATTGTCTAATAGTTCTTGCTTGTCCCAAATTTTGTTGTCAAATGTTTTAATCATAATTTTATATTGTTTAAGTTTTGCATTGTTTCTTCTTCTCTTAATACTTGTTTGATTTGTTCGTAGTACAAGTCTGATTCATTCCATTCAGTTTGTAATAGTTTTTTAATAAAACGTAATCTATTTTTGATATATACGTTTTCTAAATCTTTCGATAATTGAATTAAGCTATCTAATTCTGTTAATACTTGTGTTTTCATTATGCAAATAATTTATCATTCATTTCTTCTATTAATTCTATTTCTTCATCTTCTCTCATTATTGGAAGTATATCTACTCCTAAATAATAAACCGCTTCTAAAATGATTTCAGGATAATATTCTTTATTACCATTGTCGTAGGTGTTGTATTCAACTTCTACTTCTACACCTCTGTAATTAAATGTTGTCATATATTTGTTTTTAATTGTTTCAGCAAATATACAACTTATTTTTGACTTATTAACATTTTAACAAATATTTAACATAAATGCGTAGCATTAAAAGATAAAAAAAGTAGGTGTTACCCTACTTGTTATTTTCAATCCATTCTTCTTGCAGCTTTTCGTGATGTTCTATTTCTCGTAGTAAATAGTTTAATGCTTTCCGTAAATCATCAAGTTCGTTGTCTTTTTTTCCTGCTCTTGCTAAATACTTGACTATATTACCTCTGTTAAAATTCATATCGTACATCTTACAGAAATCTATTACATCAACTCTTGATTCAGTCATATAATGTATTGGTGTTATTTTACTCATATTATTCTATTCTTAAAAATTCTGCTTCAGCGTGTTGTTTAAACCATTCTTTGTTTTCATTGTATTTATCTACTACTGCGTTAATCATAACTAATTCATCTAATGTAGATGTTTTTAATTTATCAACTAATGATTCAATAGAGTTTAAAATGTTTGTAGTCATTTCTGGGTCTGTTTTATATACCTTTGTATATTCTTCAAATACTACACTTTCTAAATCTTTGTTAAGACTATTGATTCTGTTCTTAATTTGTTGCTTGTATTGTACTGTAAACCTTAAATTTTCGTTACATTCTAAAAGCAACTGACTTAATATAACTTGCTTTAAATATTCTAATTGTATGTTCATAATTCTCTTAATATGTTATGTGGTTCTATTCTTAAATAACTAACTTCTTTTGATATTTTATATCTTAAACTAAAATGTGTTGAAGCAGGATTTTTACTATTCGTTTCCCATATAGGTTCTACTTTTAATAAATTCCAAAAGTAAATTCCTCTTGGTGTTGAATTAACGTAAATTGGAATATCTAAATGTTTTTCGCATTCTTGTAACATAGCATCGTATTTCTTTTTTTCTAAAAGCATTTCATTAAAATGTTTAGTTCTACACTTTAACTCGATACGATGTTTAAATTGTGGACTATAACAATCCCAGCGTGACATTTGATTTTTAGACATTACCAAGTCTTTGTAGATATTTTCTTTTAACCAAAGAAATAAATCCTGCTCGTTCCAATTATGCATTCTGTGTATTGTATATTTGTTTTAAATCTGCAATTCTATCTCTCCAACAAGAACCACAATTCGATGGATTTATGTTTTGATTAAATACATTTTTGTAAATATCAATAATTCTTGTTTGTTGCTTTGGTGTTAATTGGTCATTTGTAGTTTCAAAGAAATTTTTTAACCATTCGTTATCTTCATCGTTTAAGCATTCTGTTTGCTTGTAAGGAAATAACTTATTAAGTAATTGTTTACGTTCACCACAACCGCAGTCAATTCCTGTTGCTTCTGATACTGCTTCAACTACTGTTTTAATTCCTGTTGCTTCTGTGATTTTTTCTATTGTA